GCGTGGTTTATCGGTAATTGGCCGCATAAAAAGATCATGATGGTCTCCCACACCGCCGATCTGGCCACTGATTTTGGTCGTAAAGTCCGAAATTTGGTCAATTCACCCGAGTATCAGCGCATTTTTCCCGATGTGGAGCTCTCCGCAGACAGTAAGTCGGCTGGCAGATGGTCAACGAACAAGGACGGCGAGTATTTCGCGGTGGGTATTGGCGGTGCCATCGCAGGTCGTGGCGCACATTTGCTTGTTGTCGACGACCCACACAACGAGCAGGACGTTCTGAACGGCAATTTTGAGGTATTCGACAAGGCATACGAGTGGTACGCCTACGGTGCGCGGACGCGACTCATGCCGGGTGGCTCAGTGGCGGTTGTGGCGACACGCTGGGCAGAGCAGGACCTGATTGGTCGGCTGCAGACTGACATGGTGCGTAACGCTGACTCAGATCAGTGGGAAGTTGTTGAATTTCCGGCGCTTTTTGAGAACGAGTCGGTGCCAGCAGAAGCTCCTGAGGAGCAGAAATACATCTCGTTGTGGCCTGAGCAGTGGCCGGTCAAGTCTTTGCTTCGCACTAAGGCGTCCATGCCGTCATTTCAGTGGTCGGCGCAGTACATGCAGCAGCCGACGGCCAAGGATGCGTCAATAATAAAGCGTGAATGGTGGCGTGAGTGGGATTATGATGAGCCACCACCGTGTGAATACGTGATCATGAGCCTTGACGCGGCGGCAGAAAAAACCACGCGGTCAGACTTTACAGCGCTGACTACGTGGGGTGTGTTTTACAAAGATGACGAGAATGGTCTGCCGCAGGCGAGTATAATTTTGTTGAACAGCATAAAAGAGCGCTTGGAGTTTCCTGAGTTAAAACGCCTTGCGTATGACGAGTACAAGGAGTGGGAGCCTGATTGGTTCGTGATTGAGAAAAAGTCCTCCGGTGCGCCGCTGTTTCAGGAGTTTCGTCGCGCTGGCATCCCTGTGCAGGAGTACACACCTCATCGTGGCACGGGTGATAAAGTTATGCGCCTTAACTCAGTCTCTGATATGTTCGCTTCAGGGCTCGTGTGGTATCCGGTCGGTAGGCGTTGGGCTGAAGAGGTTGTTGACGAGGTCTGTGGCTTTCCTGCAATGCCAAACGACGACTTGGTCGATAGCACCGTGATGGCGTTGATGCGCTTTAGAAGCGGTGGATTTATTGAACTGCCTGATGACAGGTGGGAAGACGAAGAAGATTTTGAACCCGTGAGAGCGGCTTACTATTAAGGTTGAGTCATGGCTGTAGATAAAGCGTTATATGGTGCCCCAAAAGGCATGAAAGACAGAGCGGCAGCCGAAGAGCCGCTTGAAATTGAAATCGAAGACCCTGAACGGGTTGAGATGAGCATCGGCGGTGAAGAGATTTTTGAAATCGAGCCGGGTGATGAGGGCGATATGATTCCGCACTCGGCGAACCTTGCCGAGTATATGGACGAGCAGCAGTGCGCTCAGATTGCTGATGAGCTGCTTGAAGCCTACGCCACCGACGTTCAGTCCCGCGCAGAGTGGGAAGAAACTTACCACGACGGTCTTGAGCTACTGGGGCTTAAGATCGAGGATCGTTCCGAGCCTTGGGAGGGCGCGTTCGGCGTCTATCATCCGCTGCTTGCTGAGGCAGTGGTGAAGTTTCAGTCCGAGAGTATTGTCGAGACATTTCCGGCACAGGGGCCTGTCCGCACTAAAGTGCTGGGCAAAGGCAACCGAGAGAAAGAAGAGGCGGCGACGCGTGTCCGTGAGGACATGAATTATCTTCTGACCGAGAAGATGGCCGACTACCGCTCCGAGCATGAGCGGCTTTTGTGGAACTTGCCCATCGCAGGCTCTGCGTTTAAGAAAGTGTTCTATGACCCCTCGCTGGAGCGTCCTGTCGCGCAGTTTATTCCGGCTGAAGACTTTGTTGTGAGCTACGGCGCATCAAGCCTTGAGAGCGCGCAGCGTTACACCCACCGCATGAAGCGAACCAAAAATGAGATTCGCAAGATGCAGGTCAGTGGGTTTTACAAAGAGTGTGAGATCGGCGACCCGACCGCTGATGAAGATGACATCTCTAAGCGCAAAGATGAGATTGGTGGCTTTGATGCGGCGCAGGATGACCGCTACACGCTGCTTGAGGTGCATTGCGAGCTCGACATTGATGGCTTTGAAGACCTCGATAAGTTCGGTGAGCCGACCGGCATTGAGCTGCCCTATGTGGTGACGATTCTCAAAGACAGCGGCAAAGTGCTGTCGATCTATCGAAACTGGGCTGAGGATGATGAGAAAAAGCGCAAGCAAATCCATTTCTCGCACTACAACTACATCCCCGGCTTTGGCTTCTATGGTTTCGGCCTTATCCACCTCATTGGTGGTTTTGCCAAAGGCGCTACGTCGATCATGCGCCAGCTCGTCGATGCGGGCACGTTGTCTAACCTGCCGGGCGGCTTCCGTACGCGGGGGCTTCGTATACGTGGCGGTGATACGCCGATTGCACCGGGTGAGTTCCGCGATGTGGATGTGCCGACTGGCACGATCAAAGACAACATTATGCCGCTGCCCTATAAGGAGCCCTCAACGGTTCTAGCAGGGTTGCTTGACAAGATTGTCGAGGAGGCACGGCGGTTTGCGTCGATGTCTGACATCAGTGTTGGCGATATGCAGCCAAACGCGCCGGTTGGGTCCACACTGGCGATTCTGGAGCGTCAGCTTAAAACACTGACGGCGGTGCAGGCGCGCATGCACGCGGCGATGAAGTCTGAGTTTAAGATTCTCAAGTCAATCGTGGCGGACATGTCGCCGGACGACGAGTACAGCTACGAGCCCATCGGTGATGAAGGGTTCATGGCTCGCCGTCGTGACTACATGATGACTAACATCATTCCGGTGTCTGATCCCAACGCCTCCACAATGTCGCAGCGCATTGTTCAGTATCAGGCGGCGATGCAGCTGGCTCAGCAGGCTCCGCAGCTCTATGACCTGCCGTTGCTCCACCGTCAGATGATTCAGACGCTTGGCATTAAGAATGCTGAGGAGCTGATCCCTGACGAGGACGACATTAAAGCTGCCGATCCGATGACTGAGAACATGGCGTTGCTCAACGGCAAGCCGGTCAAGGCGTTCCCCTATCAGGACCACGAGGCGCATATTCAGGCGCACATGGCGTTTGCTCAGGACCCTGAGATTGCCAAGATGATCGAGATGGAGGGCGAGGCTGGCAAGATGAAGCTGGCCGCTGGCATGGCCCACATTAACGAGCACATCGCTCAGCAGTACCGTCAGCGTGTTGAGAAAGAACTTGGTGTGCCGCTCCCGGCGTACGACCCCGAAGAAGACGGCGAGACGCTCAGTCAGGAGCAGGAGCTGGCTATTTCTCGTCTGGTGGCCGAGGCCGCTCCGCGTGTTACTGGCAAGGCGCAGCAGATGGCGCAGGCTGAAGAAGCTGCCAAGAAGGCTCAAGACCCTGTTGTGCAGATGCAGGAGCGTGAGCTTGAGCTTGAGCGCGGTGAGCTGGAGCGCAAGATTCAGAAGGATAAGATGGACTACGAGCTTAAGCTTCGCGATATGGAGATCGAAGCGGCTCGCATCAGCTCTCAAGAGAAGCAGGCAGGTGCTGCCATTGGCTCTAAACTCCGCCAACAGGTGGCCGAGGCCGAGGCTGATCTTGAAGAGACCGGCGTGAAGATCGGAGCCGATCTCGCCGAAAAACGCATCGAGGCGCAGCAGAATTTGTTGAGCCAGATGATGCAGCAGCAACAGCGTTCTCAGTCTGAGAATGATGGCAATGAGCAGGAGTAAACGATGATTCGCACATTCGGAGAGCATCTCCGCAAAGAGATTCGCAAGGACATGGACGATCTGACGGATGCCATTTCGTCAGGGGCTGCCAGTTCTTACGAAGAGTACACCCACTATACGGGTGTAATTAAAGGGCTGGCACAGGCTGAACGGCTTGTGCTGGATTTGATGGAAGCAGCAGAAAAAACCTCTGACGAGAACTAGGAGGCAACATGACTTCAGCCGATACGGCTGCACCTCAGCTCACTGAGCAGCAAATCCCGAAGCCTTCGGGCTATCGCATTTTGGTCGCATTACCTGAAATCAAAGAGACTACTGAAGGCGGCATTGTTAAGCCTGATTCTGTTTTAAAACAGGAAGAAGTCTCTACGATGGTCGTTCAGGTAGTTGATATGGGCCCGGACGCGTATCAAGACAAAGAGCGCTTTCCGAATGGTCCGTATTGTCAGATTGGCGACTACGTTCTTATCCGTGCCTATTCTGGCACGCGCTTCAAGATTCATGGCCAAGAAGTTTTCCGAGTCATTAACGATGATTCGGTCGAGGCTGTGGTTGAAGACCCAACGGGATATTCCCGCATTTAAGGAGTGAACTATGGACCCCGAAAACAAGAATGAGGAAGTAGATTTCGACGATACTGAGTTTGTCGTCGGTTCTGATACAAGCGGTGTTCCGCCTGCGATGAAAAACCAGTTCAAGCAGGAGGACGAATCGGAAGTAGAGGTTTCTAAGGAAACTGAAGCCCCGAAGGCCGAAGAAAAGCAGGAGTCGCAAGACGATTTTGAACTTGAGATTGTCGACGACACACCGCCTGAAGATCGCAACCGCAAACCGTTGCCTGATGAGGTCGTTGAAGAGATTGAGCAGGACGCTGCTGAAGACTACTCCGCTAAAGTAAAACAGCGGATCGACCAGCTCAAAAAGGCATGGCATGACGAGCGTCGTGCTAAGGAGCAGGCTGCACGAGAGCGTGAGGCTGCAGCTGAGTATGCACAGCGTCTTCAGGCGGAGCGTGAAAAGCTCCATCGTGAGTTGTCCAGCGGCGAAAGCTGGGCGCTTGAACAAGCTAAACAGCGTGCTTCGCTGCAGCTTGAGGCGGCTAAGCGTAAGTATCGTGATGCTTACGAGCAGGGTGATTCTGAAGCGTTAACTGATGCACAGCAGGAATTGGCTAAGGCCACTTATCAGGCCGAAAGAGCTGAACTGTTGTCGCCGCGTTATTCGCAGCAGAATCTTGCTCAACAGCAAAACAATGCTTTACAGCAAAATGCTGGTTTACAACAGCCAAACCAACAGGTATATAATAGTCAACAGGAATCACAAGTTAGCGCATCTGAGCCCGACCAAAAGGCAAAAGAGTGGGGCGAACGTAACAAGTGGTTCGGCAGTGATGATGAAATGACCAGTTTTGCACTGGGCGTTCATCAAAAGTTGGTAAAAGACGGAGTTCCGCCTTCTACCGACGAGTACTACGAGCGTATTGATGCTCGCATGCGTGAGGTTTTTCCTGACCGGTTTGAGGACGCACAACCCTCTGCTGAGAAGGAACCTCCAAAAAGGAAAAAGCGGCAACCCTCTACCGTTGTCGCCCCGGCTGGGAGAACCCCGAAGGGAAAGAAGGTAGTGCTAACTCAGTCGCAGGTAGCGATGGCCAAGAAACTGGGAATAAGTCCAGAGGCCTATGCCCGCGAAGTACAGAAGCTGGAGGCTAACAATGGCTAACTCAACTCGAACCCGTGAAGCTCGTCCGGTTTCTCGCGAGCACGAAAATCGTGAAGCGACTGCGCGTAAGAAGCAGTGGGCACCTGCAAGTCTGTTGCCCGAGCCTGACCCCGAACAGGGGGTCTCCTTTCGTTGGATTCGCAAGTCGATGCTTGGAACGAATGATCCGACTAACTTTTCTCGCAAGGTACGTGAAGGCTGGGAAACCTGCCGTCTTGAAGACCATCCTGAGCTCAAGCTTCATGTTGATGAAGATGCTAAGTCCTCGGGTCTGGTTGAAATCGGCGGTCTTATCCTTTGCAAGATGCCTACCGAAATGATCGAACAGCGTAATGATTACTACCGTCGTAGTAGTGAGGCGCAGGTCGAGTCGGTAGACAACAACTTTATGCGGGAAAATGACCCTCGGATGCCGTTGTTCCACGACCGCAAATCCAAAGTAAGTTTTGGGCGTGGCTCATAAGAGCCTCCGTTTTTCCTTTAGGAGTGTAATCTCATGGCATATCCAACCGTTTCTGGCCCCTACGGGCTTGTTCCGGTGAAGATGGTCGACGGTTCACCGTACAATGGCGCTCAGCGCGCTTATAAGATTGAGTCCGGCAACGCGACTGAAATCTATCACGGTGATCTCGTGGCCCTCGGCACCGATGGCTTCATTGATCGGACGGCTGCTGGTGACAACATCGACTATGTCGGCGTTTTCATCGGCGTGTCCTACACCGATCCTGTCTATGGTCTGACCTTCCGCAACTACTACCCCGGCAATGTGACGGCTGATGACATCACGGCTTTTGTCGTTGATGGCGCGAACGTGCTGTACAAGGTCGCGGTGGTTGACTCCAGCGGTGACATTTCAGGCATTGCTCAGTCGGAAGTCGGCAATAACGTCGGCCTCGACGATCAGTCGCCTGTTGGCAATGACACTACTGGTAAGTCTTATGTTGCTGTTGACGATGCGTCGCACGCGAACACGGCCACGCTGCCGCTGCGTGTGGTTCAGGGCGTTGAGGAGACTAAGGATAGCTCGGGTAACTTCACCGAGATTCTTGTCAAGTTCAACGCGGGTCATCAGCTGAGCAACGCCACTGGCGTTGGCGATGCGTAAAGGAGCTTAGATCATGGCAATCTCTAGAGCACAAATGGTAAAGGAGCTGCTTCCGGGTCTGAACGCTCTGTTCGGCATGGAGTACTCCCGTTATGGTGAGGAGCACAAGGAAATCTTTGAAGAAGAGACTTCCGAGCGTTCCTTTGAAGAAGAGGTGAAGCTGTCGGGTTTCTCGGCTGCTCCGGTCAAGTCTGAGGGCGATGCCATTCAGTACGACGCGGCGCAGGAAGCCTACACGGCTCGCTACAACCACGAGACGATTGCTCTTGGTTTCTCGATTACTGAGGAGGCCATGGAGGACAACCTCTATGATTCCCTGTCTTCGCGTTATACCAAGGCGCTTGCTCGTGCGATGGCCTACACCAAGCAGGTCAAGGCGGCCTCGATCATGAACAACGGTTTTGATTCCAACGTCACTTATGGCGATGGGCAGCCGCTGTTCTCGACCGACCACCCGCTTGTTTCGGGCGGCTCAAACTCCAACACCCCGTCTACTGCGGCTGATCTCAACGAGACTTCGCTTGAGGCTGCTGTCATTCAGATTTCGGGTTGGACTGATGAGCGCGGTCTTCTTATTGCGGCACGTCCGCGTAAGCTGATTGTTCCGCCGAGCCTGATGTTCGTTGCTACTCGTCTCCTTGAGACCGAGCAGCGTGTTGGCACCGCCGACAACGACATCAACGCCATCATGAACAACGGGTCGATCCCCGGTGGCTATAGCGTTAATCACTTCCTTACTGATGATGACGCATGGTTCCTGACGACCGATGTTCCGAATGGCCTGAAGCACTTCGTTCGCACCCCGCTGACCACCAAGATGGAAGGCGACTTCGATACGGGTAACGTGCGCTACAAGGCGCGTGAGCGTTATTCCTTCGGCGCGAGCGATCCGCTTGGCGTGTTTGGCAGCCCCGGCGCTGCCTAAAAGGTTAAGGAATTAACCTTACAAGCCCCTCTTCGGAGGGGCTTTTTATTTGCCCTTGCGTTGTTTTAAGTAATTGCGTATAAAGATTTTAAGTCTGGGAACATTCCAGCTATACCGACCGGCCCAGCGGACTTTGCAGACGACGGTATAGCGAGTGCTGCAACACGGAGACAATCCAATGGCTCGCACTACTTTTTCTGGCCCCGTTGCATCTGATAACGGCTTCGAGGGCGATGTCACTGGTAGCGTCACTGCTACTGACCTCACTACGACTGGCACCGTTACGATTGACGGCACCACAGTCATTATCTCTGATCTTCCGACCACTGACCCCGGTGTTGCTGGACAGCTCTATAATGACGGCGGTGTTCTTACCGTTTCAGCTGGCTAATAGGAGACCGTCATGGCTGGTATGCACTCTGACGGCAAGTCGGCAACGCTAACGGAATCCGGCGACATTTTTGGCGGCCCGGCTCGCCTTGCCACAATGTACTTTGTCGCAGGCGCTAGTGCAGGCAGCATTGTTATTCGGGATGGTGGGGCGACTGGCCCGATTTTGCTGGAGATTGCGACTCCGGCTGATCAGTCGGCGCATGGCGTAGAGTTTTACTACACGCCGATTCGTTGCAAATCCAACCCTTATGCTGCGCTGACTAACGTTACGTCAGCGACGTTCTTCTATTATTAGTAGGTGACACCATGCCAATGGGAAAGCCTAAAAACACACGCAGTCGCCCCGATGCTTCTGAGCAGCGCCGAATAAAGGAGTTGCAAGAGCAGATGGAGCGTCATCGTGACGCAGGTCGTGATCAGCGGGCTAATCGCCTGATGGATCAGATTCAAAACTTAGCGGCAGAGGCGTACGAAAAACGCCGTGACGCAGGATATAAACGAGGTGGCAAAGTGAATCGCTCTAACATGAACATGCAAATGACTCGGGGTGACAAAATGGACGACGAAAACAAGAACGCCAGCAAGAAGATGAAGCGCGGCGGCATGACCGACGAGGACAAAAAAGACACTAAGAAGATGAAGCGCGGCGGCATGACCGACGACGATAAGAAAGACACCAAGAAGATGAAGCGCGGTGGCATGACCAAGAAGAAAAACATGAAGCGCGGCGGTAAGGTCAAAGGCGCTGGTTGTGCGACTAAGGGCGTTAAGAAGGCCAAGATTCGGTAATGGCTACAAGCGGCACGACTGACTTCAAACTGGACGTCGCCGATGTGATCGAGGAGGCATACGAGCTCCTCGGTCTTGAGATGCGTACAGGTTATGACGCTCGCAAAGCACGGCGCAGTCTGAATGTCATGTTTCAGGACTGGACCAACCGGGGTGTGAATCTTTGGAAGGTCGAACAGGTCTCAGAGCCTATGGTGCAGGGGCAGGCCCAGTATCAGATGGACTCTGGTGACGTTGACATTCTGGAGTCAGTCGTCCGCCGCGACGGCACTGACTTTACGCTTGAGCGTATTACTCGTGAGGATTACCTCAATCTGCCGCAAAAATCGCAGACGGGCCGTCCTACGCAGATTTACGTTGAGCGCACCGCAGTGCCTAGCTTTTATGTCTGGCCAACTCCCGAGAATAGCTCGGATGTTGTGATCAGCTATCGGATTCGTCGCATTCAAGACGCCAATACGCTGACCAACGATGTGGATGTGCCAAGCCGGTTTATCCCGCCGATGGTCACGGGTCTTGCCTACTACTTGGCGATGAAAGCAGCGCCTGAACGCGCGCAGGCCATGAAAGCTGTGTACGAGGAAGATTTTGCTCGTGCCGCTGATGAGGATAGCGAGCGCGGTTCGCTGTTTATTCGACCCAGCTACCGTGCTTATGGGTACTGACAATGGGTGGTTTTGCATCGGGTAAACACGCACTTGCGATTTGTGATCGCTGCGGATTTGAGTATGACTACTTGCAGATTCGCGAAGAATGGAATGGCAATCGCGTGTGCCCTGAATGTTTTGAGACTAAACACCCGCAGCTAGAGCCCCCGTTCGCCAAAGCTGATGCTGAGGCGCTGCGCCATGCAAGGCCTGATCGAGAAGAGCCGCCGGTCGATACGACCGCTTACGATGACTTTATCAATGGGTTGCCCTGATGTCTGGTTATACTTACACAACGCTACGGCAGGCGATTCAGGACTACACGGATAATACCGAGCAGACGTTCGTCAATAACATCGACCGTTTTATTGAAACGGCGGAAGAGCGCATTCTTAAATCTGTGCCGCTCGAAGTTTTTCGCAAGAACGCGAGCACTAGCATTGTCGCCGGGAATAAGTACGTCCCTAAGCCGACTGATTGGCTGTATTCGTTCTCGTTGTCGATTGGTTCCGGCGACAGCAAAGAGTTTTTGCTGAACAAAGATACGAACTTTATCCAAGAGTTTTGGCCAGATGCGAGTGATACTGGGTTTCCTCGCTACTACGCGGATTTTGATCTAACAAACTTCATCGTAGCTCCAACGCCGGATGACAGTTACGAAGCAGAGCTACATTATTTCTACCGACCTGTCTCGCTGGTCGATGAGCCTTCTGGTGTGACTTGGTTAAGTGAAAATGCTGCTACAGTAATGCTGTATGGGTCATTGGTCGAGGCTTATATATTCATGAAAGGTGAGCCTGATATGATTAGCGCGTACGATCAAAGATTCACACAGGCAATGAGCACTTTGAATGGCTATGCTCAGGCCGCTGAAGGGCTAGACTTTTATCGTCGGAGCAAAGATTGATGTTTGAAGTCTATGTGGGCGACAAACCTTTTGATGTAAAGGTAGCAACAACAAATAATCGAGGGTTTACCCCGGAAGAACTTGCCGATCAAGCGGTAGAGAAAATTGTTTCAGTGTCGGACGACGCTGATCCAGTGTTACGTGAGCAAGCTCACGCTTTTAAAGGTCGTATCCGCAACTTGCTGATACAATACATGCAACAGGCCGCGAAAAGCGACAGAACAACTGTTCGTGCAGCCTTAAACTCATCGGGCCACTCTGATTTGGCTGACATGATCTGGAGACTTTGACATGGCTATCACTCAGGCAATGTGCACAAGCTTCAAGAAAGAGCTTCTTGAGGGCATTCATGATTTCCGTTCGGGCGGTGACACGTTCAAGTTGGCGTTGTTTACCAGTTCAGCTTCGCTTGATGCGACTACCACGACGTTTTCGACGACCAATGAAGTCTCGGGAACTGGTTACACGTCAGGCGGCAACACACTGACCAATGTCAACCCGACTTCGTCTGGCACCACCGCGTTTACTGATTTTGCGGACACTACGTTTAGCTCTGCGACAATCACTGCTGCTGGCGCGTTGATTTACAACTCGACCGAGGCCGATAAGGCTGTTGCTGTGCTGGACTTTGGCGGCGACAAGACCTCGACCAACGGTGATTTTACGATTCAGTTCCCGACTGCTGATGCTAGTAACGCAATCATCCGTATTGCTTAACAAAACGGGTAAACTGGTATGGCTTTAGTTCTAGCAGATCGTGTCAAAGAGACGACGAATACTACTGGCACAGGCGCTATTTCACTTTCGGGTGCAGCAACGGGCTTTCAGTCTTTTGTTGACACTGTAGGTGACGGAAACACAACCTACTACGCGGTCTCATCTGCGCTTGGTAGTGAATTTGAAGTTGGCATAGGCACGTACACTCAGTCTTCGGATGAGCTAAGCCGCGACACTGTGCTGGCTTCGTCTAACGGCGGGTCGTTGGTTGATTTTTCTGCTGGTACTAAAGATGTTTACGTTGTATATCCGGCAGACAAGGCTGTCTATAAGGATGAGTCTGGCGTAGTCCCTGCGACGACGTTTAGCAGTGTTGCTCTCACTTCAGGAACTGTTACCAGCCAGCCAACCACATCTAATGGCATCGCAAATAAAGCCTACGTTGATGAAGTGGCTCAAGGGCTGCGAGCGAAACCGGCTGATGATGTTGCGACAACATCAAACCTCGATGCTACATACGATAATGGTACTAGTGGCGTTGGAGCCACTCTGACCGCCAATAGTAATGGCGCGTTTCCTACTATCGACGGCTATGACATGTCGGTTGGCGAGACTATTCTTGTCAAAGACCAAACTGACCCTCTTGAAAATGGCTCTTATGAGTTAACTGATGCTGGTAGCTCAACTACTCCTTGGGTGCTCACTCGCGCAACGCTGGTAGACGAAACCGACGAAGTTCAAGGCGCTTTCGAGTTTGTTATAAACGGAACAACACTTGCTGGTAGTGGTTTTGTTGCGACAGTCCCAGAAGATTTTCTTATCGGTTCTTCTGACGCTACTTCTGACCCCAATGGATTTACTCAGCGGGGCGACATTGTTTGGGTGCAATTTTCTGGTGCAGGTACATTTACTGCAGGCACTGGACTTGCGCTTGATGGAACGGAGTTTAGCCTCCAGAAACTTGGCATCGAAGACCTTAGCGACCCCAATGCTGATCGTATTCTGTTTTGGGATGACTCTGCTGGCAACGCTGAGTGGCTTTCGGTTGGCTCTAACTTAACGCTTTCAGGAACAACGCTGAGCGCAGACCAGCAAGCGCCGACGGCAGGCACCGCCATCGACGTTTCGGGCACGACGGTTAGCCTTGATCTCAGCGAGCTCACCACATCGACGAGCAACGCGGACGGAGATTTCTTTGTTGTTGTTGATGACGCTAACGCTCAGCGCAAGCTTGCAAAAGGCAGCATTAACGTCTCGGAGTTTAATAACGACGCAGGTTACACTAGCGGCAACGATACGATTACGCTTAGTGGCGATGTAACGGGCTCAGGCACGACGAGCATTTCGGTTACTGTGCAGGATGACAGCCATAACCACATCATCTCTAACGTCGATGGGCTGCAGGACGCACTTGATAACAAAGTCCCGACTTCGCGAACAATCACTGCGGGCACAGGGCTTAGCGGTGGCGGGAATTTAACTGCCGACCGCACGCTGGGTGTTGATCTTAATGAGCTGTCTAGCTCTACCAGCAACGCCGATGGCGACTTTTTTGTTGTCGTGGACTCAGCCGATGGCTCTCAGCATAAGCTGACGAAATCCAACATTAACGTTGGCGGATTTAACAACGAC